AGGGATATTGATCCTAACAACATCTATATACCTCCTTATTTTAGGCTTAAGATTATCATGGCTATTATCATCAACTTTGATAGAGCTATTGCGTTTAACAGGATATCTGATAATGACTTTAAGTTAGGCATGACATACCGGTTCATTTATGAGCATGTCGGTTCTTTTAAGTGTTTTGAGAAGGCTTATAGCATGGTTTCGTTGGTTGTTGACAATGAATTCTCAATTATGAGATCCATTGGTGATTATAACTACAAATGGAATATGCGTAAGATATATCCATCATGTTTCGTAAGCAAGGCTAAATTTAGATATATTGGAGGTGGTGAAGATATTTCTCCAGTAAGTTCTAAGGAGAGAGCTAACAAGGCTAGAAAGGCGGCTGTTGATCATAAGGTTATGATTATGGTGAATATTATTGGTACGAAATCAATCAATAGTATAAGGAATATTGTTAAGTCAAACGGTAGGCTTAAGAATAATGGCAATAGGGCTGATGGGAGAAATGATAAGACTCTTTTTAGTAAATTCAACAAACGCCTGGATCATGAGGGATTTAAAGAAATGAAGATCTCATCCTTGTATAAGTATCTGAAATCGGCATTAGATTTTTTAGGTGTAAGCTTATTGGAGTTAAGGGCTTTTGCTGATAGGACTGCTTCTGATATAGAGAACGGGAAGAAGAGATATGCTCCTGATTTCTGTTCTTTTGATGATTGTTTTGATGTTTGTTCTTTTATGGAGGATTCGTGATGGATAATTTAAGCGTCGTAAGAGGTGGTGATATATCTGTTATCTTTAATCATGATAACGATATGTTTAACATTCAAGAGTTATCCGATTCTATTGGATGTAAGAATGTTCTATCATCTATTGTGAAAGACCCGTTAAACGGATCTATGTATGTCGTAAGGGATGTTTCTGGTCAGAAGTGGGGTGACATCGTGGCTTTGGTAAGATTTGGATGTATGCTAAATAAGTCAATTATAAAGGATTTGATTATTAAGTCTATTAGATTGTGGGTAGAGGTATGTGATATATCTTATAATAATGTTGGTTTATCTATATCCGATCCTATATACAGTACTTTTCTTTTTAAAAGTTATATGTCGGTAGCTGGAGATAATACCGACCTTAATAGGTTTATCGTGGCTCTTAGAAGTAGGATGCTCACCTATGATCTTAAGTCTCTTTATCTTTATCTAGCCATGTTTATGGCTATTAATGGAGGTATTCTTCTTAGTGAGGAAGATCTACTTGCAGCTCTTATCTTGTAGCTTCATTTGTTATATTGTTCAAATTAGTATCTTTGTGAAAAAGATATTAATATGAACCAGATAAATATCATACCGAAGATAATTCATGATAAGTTCGCCGCTAGAATTATCATGGATGATTACAATATAGAGAAACCTATCGTTATTACTGTCGTGGCTAGACGTAACGATGGTGAGTATAATACCCAGATATTGACATACCCGACATCTGGCGTTGATTATGAGGGTAATGTAAGGATGGTGTTTTTTGATGTCGCTAGGTCTCATGTTTGCCAGATAACATCGGTATTTATCAACGGGCATGAGGTCAAGACATATTATACCGATATCCCGGATCTTGATATGCAAGCCCGTTATGACGATAGCTTGTGCCGGTACGACAAGAAGGTTAATATGAATGATATTAGGCTATCGTTTCAGGTGCTAGAGACACGTGATCCCAAGGTGTTGCAGGTATTGGATGAGTCCGAGTGGGGGCTGCTGGAGGATAGGAAGGCGATCATCGAGATCACTACGCCGGGTATGTCCGACCCCGTTACGTTGTTTCTTGGCAAGAATCAGGTCAATACCTTTACCAGCCTAACACTGGGTCTCAATTGTTTTAATTACGATGATTGTAATGTCAAGTATCTTGATCTTCCAGACGGTATATATGATATTAAGATCATAGGTAGCCCTTCCACTTACAATTTCAGTCGCAAGTATCTTAAGACGGATCTTATACGCAGGCGTCTTGACCGACTATGGATCAAGACCGATATCTTGTGTGAGGATAAGGATAAGGATCTTATAGGCAAGATACAGGAGATGGAGACGCTTATGACTGTAGCGGAAGCTAACGTCAGGTTGGATAATATAGAGGCGGCTCATGAGATCATTGATCGTGTTGGAGAGCTTCTTGAGATGGCTACTAATTGCGTGGATTGTTGAATTTTAAAGATATAATTATGGGTTGTAATACTTGTAAGGAAAAGGCGTTAAAGGCCGAGAGAGAAAGGATTGAGAGAAGCATGATGAATCGTCCTTCTTCTACCGTTGTTAGCGATATGGAGTACGCTTCTAGAAGCACCGCTGGTTGTATGGTTATGCAAGATCCGTTGCAGACCATGGAGCGTGACGTGGTTAGTATATATAAGCAAGTTCGTACCAAGGGTGATGGCGTGGGTGTATCTTATCTTAATATGCAGAAAAAGATCCGTGAGTGGATCAAGAACCTGCCATATGGATGCCCGCCTGACGAGGAGGTACAGGAAATGAGAAAGGAGATTCTCGATGGGCGCGCAGAGCATATCAAACCTTGATAGAATAGATCTATGTAAGGTCGTAGACGAATGGCTGTCTTGTCAATGGGGTAGATACATGAGATACCATAGGTATAGGATCGGGGACAAGCCCGATATATCCTATTGGGGTAAGATAATTCGTCTGCAAAGGTCATTATGTGATAATGATTGCGGGTTATGCCCGGATGAGGTGAGATCGTTAAAGGAACGTGTTAATAAGTTACTGGCATGAAAAAATACAGTTGTTTACATATAACTCCGTCCACTTGCGTACCTTATGAGGGTGATCTACCAGAGTGGTCAAAGCATAAGGACTCTGATGAGTGTGTTATGATCTCTGATGTGATAGAGGAGATATATGACGAGCTTACCCGTATCAGGGAGGCTATAGATGTCCGGGATCTTGGTGAGTCTTGCGTGAAGGTAAGTGGCGATAAGACCGTAGCGAAAGTTCTTTATGCTTTGGAGGATAAGATTTGTCGTGAGTAACGAGCCATAGTCCAAAAATGGACGATGGTGATAATCATATGTATAGATATTGATTTATGAGGATTGCTAGATGTTAAGCTACTGTAAATCAAGTATCCAATTTGTAAGGAGTCTTCTAAATAAGTAGGTTAGATAGATACTCTTGTAAGTTGTAAAATATCTTTATGTGTTAGATATAAAAAATAGCCAATTGATTTGTCATAGACGATTCGATTGGCTATTTTTGTATGTCCATCATATCTCACGATGTAATGGACATAGGTTATTTATTATGAGTGCAAATATAATTATTTTCAATGATTCTATGAATAATAGTAGTAGGATTTTGGCGTCTAAATCCAACGAAAACGGATTATCTACAATATTTAGCTACAATGGTAATGATATAACTTTCAAAACAGAGAACGGTATCACTTATGTGAATGCTACCGAAATGGCGAAGCCGTTTAAAAAGAGACCAAATGATTATTTATCGTTATCTTCTGTAAATGAGTTAATTAATGCCATTACCAGAAAATATGGTAATGCTGATTTTCAGCCTGTTACGATTATCAGGGGTACGGTTAATCCTGGCACATGGATGTGTGAGGATCTGGCTTTGGATTTCGCTCAGTGGCTTAGCGTTGATTTTAGGTTATGGTGTTTGGACAGAATTAAAGAGCTTCTCACTACAGGCAAATGCGTGATTCCTGATTTTAATGATCCTCCCGCCGCTGCTGAGGCTTGGGCTAAGGAATATCGTGGCAGGGTAGCCGCCGAGAAGCTGGCGTTAGAGGAGAGGGCCAAAGCCGAGGAGATGGCTAAGGTTCTTGAGTCGAAGAAAGAGGATATAAAATTTTCAGAGTCGTTTATCATGTCTGGAGAGTCAGATTTGCTGGTAAGGGATTTAGCCAAGAAGCTTGAGCAGAATGATATAATTATAAGCGATAAATGTTTACGAGATTTTCTTGTTAAGATAAAGATAATAGTCAAAAGGGTTAAGGTTAATGGAGATTGGGAGATTACGGCTAATGCTGTAAGGAAAGGGTTTGCTCATTATCGTGATAAGAATATATGTACGGAATCCGGAAAGGTTGTATATGCAAGGACTATCTATATAACAGGAAAGGGTTACCGGTATATATTGTCATCTATAAACGGTAGTAAGAAAAGCGATTTCATATTATGTGGAGGCATGTTCAGGGATTATGGCGTTTTTGCCGGATCGGAGTCATTTAGTCATTGGGATAATTAATTCCATTTTTGCCCAAAAACTGATAATCAGGTAACTGCATATTTGCATTTACGGTTATGTGTCTCATATCGGTAAAATATCTATATTTGCGACAAAGTGAATCACAATGATATACGGTAACAAAGAAATAGTTCGGACGTTCACCAGAAACAACCCGCCTGCCGGGTACGTGGGCGGTTCTGTTGACTACCGGGTCCCGGCCAACGTCTATTTTGGCGATACGCAGGAGGAGGCTGACAACAAGGCTGAAGATGATATCAAAGCCAACGGTCAGGACTACGCCAATACATATGCCGACATAATACCGGCTGTATGGTATAATGATCAGGTATGCGATGAGTTTATCAAGAACAATTGCGTAAGCGGTAGGGGGTCCAAGGAGCAGGTATGCATAGAGGAAGGCAGGTTTGTCTCTTACGTATCTAAGAAAGATGCCAATGATAAGGCCAGGGTGGAGCTTGGACGGATCGGGCAGGGAGAGGCCAACTCCGTCGGGGCTTGCTGCGAGGACTGGGCCTCACAGCCTTTTCGTGGCTTGTTTTACAAGAACGATTGTGAGGCTGGCACATCAGGCAAGGGAGGTATTGTATATGAATTACCAGCCGGAGCCGTCATATCCGATATATCCCAGATAGACGCCGATACGTTAGCTTATAGGAAGTTTATGAAAGAAGGTCAGGAGAAGGCTAACGCCGAGGGTAGTTGTTCACCTGTATTCTATAATACGAAGATCGGTGATTGGTTTGAAAAGGTATGTCCGTTCGGATATAAGTCCGGTAAAGTATATTACTCTATCAAAGCCAACAGGTTTAGGTCATGGATATCGGTTGAGGATGCCAACGCCAAGGCTCGTGAGGTCTTGATGGTAGAGGGACAGGAACATGCTGACCTTAATCTTGAGTGCGAGAAATGGATTGAGAATATCGATCAAGAGGATGAATGTTATTGGTGATGATGCGCGTTTAGTTTTCCATAATAGTTGATTTAGTGTTTGGAGGGGATTGTATATCTCCTCCATTTTTTGTATATATATCAATGGTGATAAGTTTATATACTGTAATACACTTGCTTATATGTTGAATATATTTTATATTTGCATACCTATCTATTCATCTCGAACCGATAGGTATTATGTTTAATTTAAAATATTGTTCAAAGTTATGAAAAGTCGGGTTGAAATCAAATCTTCTGATAGGAGATTGATGGGCGTTGTCATACCGGCGCTTAGTGATAATGGTTTTGTTAATATCACTTTAGCCATGAAGGTTTTGTCTGATGATAGGCTTAAAAAGGGGCTGTCTCCTAAGAAGCTTAATGATATTATTAAGTATGATGGCTTTCAAGAGAAATGTAGGGAAATAATTAGTAGGCTGGAAAACAGGGATTTATGTAAGCGGATAAATATCAGCCTACAAAACAAGACCCTAAATCTTAGTGATTTAAACAAAATGGGATTGGCATGCCGAAAGG